GAGAATAATACTTTAACCGCAATCGATGATTCATCAAGAATAACAGGTGTAGTAATATGCTGTGCCGCATCATTGTTATCAATAACATTTTCTAACGCAAGTACACCCGCACGTTGTAAATCAATTACAGGGGATACTTTACTATCATTAGTAGTCATTGTTATGTTAAACTTCATAGTAGGTGATGTATTATTATCACTAGACTGTACTAAAGTAGGAGTGACATTAGTATTCACATCATTGAGCAACGTTAATGCTGTTGGTAATGGATTACCTACATTACTAGTTGAAGTATTACGACTAAGACCATAAGACTCACCGTTTACTCTATCTACTGTAGATGTTATTACGGTAGACTGTGGTGTTAATGTCTGAACCATTGGAAGATATTCGTCCATCATTACCTGATAGGTAGCGAGAACATTTGAACCACCAGTTTCAGTACTAGAATTTGCTACTATATCTACCCCTGCGTCAACAATGATATTATACCCTAAAAATGAGACGTTGTCAATAGTATGTTGAGTATTTATCGCATTAGCACCAAGACCCGCAACATCACCAGTCACACCGGTGATAGTAACAGTATCATTCTTAGAAAATCCATGACCTACATGAGAAACGAATACTGTTGTTGACCCTTGTAATGTTCTTAATGGATTCTCGACCAAAATAGTCTTAGGTAGTGTAGCATTCTCTAATTGAACCATACCTGAAGACTGGAAGTCAGCACGGAATAATTCGAACATCAAATCTTTTGTCTGGTCTGCTGTCCAAGTAGAACCATTCTGAGACATGAATAACGAACCTAAGTGCGGCTGTTTGTTAACACGACTATCAGTAGAACCTATTAGGAATTGGTATGTTTCAGAAACATATGAGTTATACTTGACTGATTCAGCAAGTAACACTATAGCATATTCTTCGCCTGGTGTCAAGAATACAGGTTCATCAAACACAATGTCAGTACCAACAACATCAGATAACTGTGGGTTAGTCGACAACGGTGTGATATTGATGTCCGCTGGATTAGTAAATTTAACTGAGCCCGGCACAATTACATTTGTAGGTTGACCATTTTCTACCGAACGAATCTGTACTTGTAAAGGAATAACATCGTCTTTACTTTCCATGAATACCCGAACTTTAGATAAGAATATACCATTAGGATTTTCTAGTGGGTTTACTATAAAAGTTTGTGCAAGAGGATCTCTCCACCAATGCGTATTAATTTCTCTTGTTGTTCTAATAGTACGTTGTATTGTTTCAATAGTACCTGTAGACGTGTATATAGCACGTGCCGTACTAATCGCATTGGCATCATCGTTTGTACTGATATCAAGAAGTTTAAATTCTTGAACACCTGTACGGAAACTTATTGACGGTGTACAGGGTAGGAAGAAAGAACCTATTAATTGTCCTTTTTCATCTGTAGTCAATGATGTTTGTCCAAATGGAGTTGATGTAGCATTAGAGTATTCGTTACCAATAACTTGAGTTTGGTTAGAGAATTGAACGAATTCTGTTTCTTGACGAGTCCATTCACTTACTGAACGGTTACCGAAGAATGGGAACATCTTAGAATTTGGACGTAGTCCGTCTACTTTGAAGTATATTCTACGTGAACGCATGAACGGAATGATTTCTACATCCAACACACGGTCACCAAGATTTTCTTGGATAAAAGTAGTGGTAGTTCTATTAAAAATTCTTGCTCTACTTGTCAACCAGTTGTCACTAAACGTAACTGTTCTACGGGTAGCAGTCGTCAACAAATCAGGTAGACGTGTAGTCTCCACCCACTCATCAGATGAAGGTGATAACATAGAATGACCAGTCGAAGTTATTACTTCAAATGGGTTAACATTCAATGTACTAGTAGCAAGTGTCTGTGACACAAATTTAACATCACTGAAAGGTAGAGTAACTAAATCACCATTGTGAGCCGCTATATTAGCAGGATTATTATCGTCCATTCTTAATTGAACAAAATGTTCACGGAATGAAGGACGTAATCTATTAACAGGGTCGATTGATGCTCTATAATCAGGATTTGTCACATCAGAGAAGTTGAATGAGGTAAACCCATCAGCAATGAATCCTGCTTTAGTTCGTGCGAGACCGTTTGCGTCGACTACAGTTAACGCATTTGTNTTAGTCTCCAGTAAACTTAATGTTGTCAATTCATACAATTCATTAACACGGTCGTCAAGAGCAGCAATATCTTTCATAGTATATCGTTTATGAGAGATTTGTGTTTTGACCAAGTCATTTTCGTCCAATGTAAATGGATTCAAACTAAATGTGTATAATGCCAAAGAACCAGTTGGAATATTAGGTTCTCTGGGGTCGAGGGACGCCTCACCTTGGACTATTTGTAACTCACCTGAACCAATACCACCTTTACTATTAACAGTGTTAGCAATCAACACATCAATACGTGGCATATAGTAATTAACGTCTGCTGATATAATACTCTTGTTCTTAGGAAGTAGATTTATACTAGCAGGATTAATTGCGTATTCAGTTAGTTTGCTCGGTCGAAAATCTACCACATTTCTTAATGATACTGTTTTCCCTGAGGCTAGAGTGTGCGATGGGATATCTTTATATTCTATATCATCATATGAATTAACATCGAAGAAGTCACCTGAACTATGTGTAAAGTAAGTGAATGTAACTTCTATTTCAGTTGGAATACCATCATACAATGGAATGCTTAGACCATCTTTAACTGTTAGANTAGCACGGTCATAAAAGTTATCACGTTGCCCACCATCAAACACGAATAAATTACTTATGTCTGTATGGTTAGCAGGGTCAACATCAGTAACATCCATAACACTTACTAGTTCTATAACGTCAACTTTTTCTAGTTCAATAGAATCCACATTAACATCAGTACTAAGTGATACACTACCACTTGCCAGAGTCTTAGATCTGCGTGTTGGATTAGATAAACGCACATAGTGAACAATGATATATTTAAAATCATCATTCAATCCAGCATACACCCAATTGGTTCCATTATAGGTTAGTGTGTAATCAACGCCTTGTACTAGTTCATCAAATTTTGATATAGCATCTGTACCGCCAGCAATTGACCCGTCAGCGTTTTCCGTAGATTGAACAATAATCCAATCTCCAGCATGTTCCGCGTCTCCTGCTATTACAATTTGACCTGCGGTAGGCGCTTGTTTGATAACTTTCTGTACAGTGAAGTTGTAATCAGTAATACTTTCTGGACGAGTGTTAGGTAATTCGAAAAGCATGTTATTATCTGTAGAACCAAATAATGTAATCGGGCCTGGGGTTCCACTATTATTACTATCGATTGGATATATTACACCACCGTCAACTCCCGCTGGGACATATAGGAATGTAACATCTCTAAAGTTATAAGGCGGGTTCATTTCAATATCAAATACGTATAGACGCCATTCATTACCGACTTTTTCTATTCCGCGTATATTACATGTCCCGACATTAGACTCACCACTAGCACCTCGAAGGGCAACACCTTTAAAACCATCGATAACACTTAATATGCCCGATGATGTTGATGGGTCGATTAGGATATAGTTACCGTAGTTTACAGTAATTCCGTTATTATTAATTTCTGTGGTTAGTCGAGGTTTATCGATACTCAATGGTGTGTTCGGGAAGTCTAGACGATAACCGTCAACATATGCGGTACCTGGCGTAACTTCTAAGTCTAATGTATCGTTATCACCATCACTGAATATCGCTTTAAATTCTTTTACTACATAATCACCAGATTCTTCTTTTGTACGTAAAGCAAGAAGGTCATTCAGTTTATTATAGTCATCAACCGCTTCGACTTGGTCATTGATTACACCATTTACTATACGACCGATGTATACAAAGTTTTCACCTTCAGCGATTTGGTCACGTGTAGTTAATACCAGACGGATTCTATAACGGTCTGCACCCGGAGCTGCTCGATTAGGAAATGCTCCCTGATTGTCAAATAATGCGTCAGTGTCATTTACATTAACAATATCTTGAATGACGCGGAAACCAAAGTCTGCCGTAGGTTTGTCATCATACTTGGATAGGAATGCTGACTGTTGTGGAGCATAAACAAAGTGTCCTTGTACAAAAAAGTCACCTTCGACCTCATTGATTTTTGAACCACGACCCGTCGCAAGACTAGGTGCCGCTTGTAGAGTAACCGAACCACCTAGTGGATGCGTACCTATAAAGGTAGCACCATCAGCAACTCGTGGAGTTGTGGTGTTATCAGTTGATGATGTAGTATTAGTATACTTAACTACAAAAGTGGCAGGGTCGCCATTTTCAGCAGCAATCATTTCTACTACTTGGAATACTAAAGGATCAGCACCACCTAGGTTCACCGTAAAGGTAACACCTGAGTAGTCATATCCATCTAGACCATATGTACTGGTATCGAGTTTAATATATTCAAAGGTTTGAACCGTTGGATTACCCGTACGTACAGCAGCACCTTCTTTGAAGATGTTATTACCGAATCGAGCAATCTCATTTTGGATGATAGTTTGCGATTGAGTCAACTCACGTGCTTGAAGAGCCTTACCCGAGTTGAATAGAATTCGATAATAGTTATCACTGTCTTTATAATCATCCTTATATACAGTTTCAAACGTTTCTTTTGTAAAATTATTTGGCATGATTATTCCTAAACAGTAATTACTATTTTAATGTCTTCTTGTTGTTCTTCATCACGAATGATTCGTGCTCTGTTCTCAATATATAGTACATCTCCAGAGTATCTGTCCACAGTATGCGTTGATACTGCTGATAATATGATACCTGAACCTGAACCACCGATTTCCGAAACAGTCTCTGTGTCCACGAACTTCACGAATCCAGTAGATTCGTTTTGATGATAATGAATGATGTTATCTTGTACATCATCGATGTACGCGACAGCACCCGTTGTGTCTCCACTAATCTGGTTACCCGCGATAAAACCGCCAGCAACGTCTAGTGTAAGGGTATTTAGTACTTTTGATTCAGAACCTAAGTATAAATCTGTTGTACCTTCTATAGTCAAGTTTTCTAATAACCCAATCTGTCTGAATGAGTTTTCTACAACAAACGCACCATTCTCGGTACCATTGGGTTTGATAGTGAACATTATAGAAGATGTTTTCAAATCATGTATAGGATTGGCACCAATACCTTCGGGTGATGTTACAATCGCACGTGCTACAACATTACCTTCTACCACAAAAGATGCGTAGTCATAACCCCCACCAAAATTATTCATGGTGATTTTAACAAGCATTCCTTGATAAACCGTAGCCGTTGCGGTCGCACCACTACCATTACCCACAACTGTGACTGCGGGGGCAGAGTTATAACCTGAACCAAAGTCTTCTATGATTGCGCCTAGAACCTGTCCACCTATCGCAGAATTCTGGACATCAAGTTGTTGTTCCTGAAATCCATCGACTGGCGCAGATTGAATATGCTCGACCGGAATATAGTTAGATGATAAAAACTGGTTGATTCGAGTTGTACTTACCGCGAATAAAAACTTCCAAGTGTAACCGTCACTAGTAGTGAATGTATCAGTTACATTAACATTTTCAATTCCGAATCTAGGTTCTACTGTAGAAGGTACATGAGTACCGTCAGCAGCTCTACTCTCCGCCATACATATGTACACATGATTCAGACCAGTCATTACGTACTGAGCATGACCGTCATCAGGTCTAACAGAATCTAACCAACCTGAGTACAACGTACCAGCAGACCAGTTAACACGTGGTACGACAAACGTAGAACCTTCTACCTTCTTGATAGACTGTAGGTTGTTTCTGAACTCGCGTTCTTCACGTATGTTATTAATAGGTACGATAGTAGCATCAGTAATACCAAATGTATCTGATTTACCTATTCCTACGTAACAGTCATTGTCTTCTAAGNACAACTTAGCAAGACTGGTACCAAGTGTTTGTCTAACTATAGCGGGCATTATATTTTCCTATCTATGGGCGTTGAGGCCAATTAATTTCATCTAATGAATGTACACCGTCTAATGTTTGAATTATATCTCTTAATGTTTGACGATACTCCATCCACTTGTATTTATCACTTTCACTCAAAGGGCTATCAGTTAATTGTGACCAATCAGATTGAGCCAAAAGACTATCTCGTGTTTGTCGTGCGGTTCGAAGAAATTCTTCCTCGTTAAAGACCCATGATTTGATAGTCCAATCAAAGGTATATACTCCCTCCGGTTTAGTTTCTTTTGCTACAAAACCCTCACCGTCGTGATAATAATCATTTATAAAATGACCACCGTGTCCCTGTATAACGCCAGAGGTATCCCATCTAACAACAAGTCCGCCGTGACTAGACCCTTCTTCGAAATGGTCGGGGTCTGCCGGATAAAAAAGACTTCTGATCTCTCCGGTATCTGCGTTTACTAATGCGCAATTGTTCATACTAGTTTTCCTACAATTAAAGTTCTTGTTGCGTCTACCGCCCAAGTGTCGTTTACCCGAGCAGTCCCAAATGTTACTGGGGCATAATCTGAACGAGTCATCGCCATAGGTATCATAGCAACACCCATAGCGGAAGAATGTGTTTTTNTCACAGTGGAATCTCCACCAGACCCCGATGGGTTATTTGTGTATGAAGTGTTATCATACGCACTTGCCCCAGGCACCGAAAATACATACCCTACACCCCAAGTACTCACTCGTCCAGATGGCCATACTGCACCATCACAAAAACATCCTGAGTATCCGGTACCAGTCACAAGGGCAAAGTACTGTTCCCAATTCAATGTGTCTAATACCTCGGTGTGTATTATAGGCAGGCCTGGGTTAGGTTGCCCAGTCGATGNACTTCCTGTCAAATCTGTTTTACCAGATACTATATTTTCTATCTGTAAATTTTGTCTGTTTGACGAGAATGCTATATCACCATTGGAACGGTATATTTCAAAACCCCAATCGGCATCTTCTTCAGCATTCTTCGAAACTATTCCAAATTTATATTCTAATGTCCATCCACTAGTCCACGCCCAATCATATACCGTTGTGAATATGGCAACATCAATGGGTATCTCTGCTATTTCTGTGGATGGTAATTGAGTACTTATATCGTCAAACAAAGTTATCGAGTATATGTTACCACTTACATGAGTAATATTTGTTATAGACCCTGATTTTGCGTAGTATGTACTACCGACATAAGTACCTAACCAGTCGTATATTACCTTTTCCGCCAAATCAATTGTCGGATTTGTTATAGGTACTTGTGGTTGAGTTAACCCAACATAATTACTGTTACCATAAAACTGAGGTGTCGTTATATCAATAGTGACATTAAATGTGTAAGTTCCTACAGGTACATTACTAGTAGGACGTATTCGATATTTAGAGAGTCCCCATTGTATCGATGTCGTAAACGGATAACTTATATCAGCTGAACTAGTTTGTGGTTTTGGTCGTATAAAAAGTAATGATGTTTCTTTACTAGTAGGACACGTCACACAAGGTGCTTGAGGTAAACTAGCCAAATGATAAGTAGATATTGTACCAGGCACTACCTCACCAGTTTTAATTATCTGAACCTGTCTTGACGATTGGTCGATAGTGGTGATACCGCCATTGTTTGATACTTCTATTCCATATGCCATATTAACTCCTCAATACCAAAAGACTATAATCATCAGTACCCAGAAATATCTGGTACGATGAAGTCGAACTTCTCACGTCAGCCCTTTCGAGTATAGGCCCNGCACCGGTGGCNCCACCAACTACATAGAAATTTGAATTCGGTAGTATCTGTACAGCGAACCACTCGGACAAACTAGGATAACCATATCCATATACTGGATGAGTAAAACTACCCGAAGACGTACCGCCATTACCACTCGCAAATGAATGGAAACGTGGTTGACGTTTATCCACAGCCATTCTAACATCACCTACTGGATTAAATATTTGTAATCCATATCCGGTTCCTGCTGCCTGTGTGACACCACTCGCTGTACCTGTCACGAATAATAAATTGGCATTGGTAGCATTCTTTATTACCAATCGAAAGGCACCCGCATTAATGAATTTAATCACGAAGGTTACTGTACCAGTACTGGAGCCACCACCTACTTTAGATGAAACTAAACAGTTCGATTGTTGTACTACTGTGGCGCCATAATTAACAGTTACATTTAAAGTTAACGTATCGGCGGTATTTATTAAGTTCGCTAAATCTTCATTTACCGGACTTGATGTTATATTAGAATCAATCGTATAGTCAGTCATTATGGATTATCCTAAGAAACCAAGTCTGACTCTAATACTATTGTTGTTATCGAATATCTCAATCTTATTATTTTTAATTTCCATACGTTCACCAGTGGCAGAAGACTTGACATCTAAAGAACCAGTGACAGTAGCGTTTGATAATAATACATCGTTTCCAGATATACTGAAAGGACTTTGATTTGTATTGGCAGTAACAAACTTGAATTTGTCTGCTGTCAATATAAAGTCTGAAGTTAATCCAGTGTTATTTAATTCAAACCCAGCAAAATGATTATTGACATCTAGGTTAACGAAGTACTTCGCACTTACATCAGGAATGTCCAGTCCATCGATGGTATTATTAAGAGTGGTAGTTGTTACCAATCCCTGTACCGCATTTGCGATATCATCACCAATAGCGGATTGTAAATTGGTGACTAACGATGCTGCCGAAACTAGGGTCGCACTATCACCTGCTGATATTACCGAGGTTAAAGATGTCGTTGCGTTTGATACTGCGGACGTGATATCACCACTATCCGGTTTGAGGTCAATAGCATTACTTAATGAAGTAAGTTGCGCGCTCGTCGCTGATATATCAGAATCATTAGCATTTATCAATGATGTTAAAGATGTCGTTGCGTTTGATACTGCGGACGTGATATCACCACTATCCGGTTTGAGGTCAATCTTACCTTCTAAAGTAGTGACTGCTTGATTTAATAACGTAATTGCTCCACTATCCGCATCATATAGAATATCAGACCGTAACGCATCGCGAGCAGCCGCGGTTACATTGATAATATCAGAATCAGTTCGACCAGATACCTCCAACGCACCTTCGAGTGTGACCACTTTGCTATTCAATACTGCGAGGTCAGAATCTACAGTGTCTAATATGTTTGATTGTAGTGTTTCGCGAGCATTGGCTGTTGCGTTCACTACAAAATTAGAATCAATTAAATCAATCTCACCTTCGAGTAAGACCACTTTGCTATTCAATACCGCAATGTCAGAATCTACAGTGCTTAATATGTTCGACTGTAATGTCTCGCGAGCGGAAGCGGTTATACTAATAATGTCAGAATCAGATAAATCGATTAAATCAAGCGCACCTTCGAGTGAGACCACTTTAGTATTCAATACTGAGTATCCGCTGTCAACCGAGGCAATAATATTACTACGTAGTGTCTCCCGAGCATCGGCAGTTGCGTTCACTACAAAATTAGAATCAATTAAATCAATCTCACCTTCTAGGGTAGTTACCCGTTGATTGACCAACTCAATACCATCACTATTAACTCCAATGATGCTTTCCAGATTACTTTGGACTGTGCTTTGGATATCTGCTATTGTATCAGAATTGATTTCTACTGTTACACCATTTTCTAAGGCAGTTGTGCGAGATGCTATAGAAACTAGCTCATCACTATTAGCGGAAACCGAAATTGTCAACGAATCAATCGCATCAGCATTTACGGTAGTCGCCTCTATAATGTCAGAGTCTATGTTTCTGAGTATAAGTAAATCTGCGTTAATAGAATCGATTGCTTGTGATTGTATCGCGATAATACCGGCACTGTCAACTATTTGAGTGGATAGTGTTGATATTGCTGAAGTGTTCGCCCCTATACGTATACCAAGGGCCTCATCTATAATGTTTAACTGCGCACTGACCGAATCTATGGCCTGAGCAAGTACAGTGACGCCATTACTATCTTGTTGAATTAACGTCTCAAGACGGGACTCTGCCTCAGATACCGCAGTAGTCACGAATGAAGAATCGACTCCACCTTCTACCTGAAGAGAGGATTGTAGGTCGATATACCACTGAGAACCAGTAAGCAACTGTCCGTCAATAGAGTCTATCCGAGAATTAATACCAAACGTTCCCGTGGTTATTGCGTTAACCATTTCATCCGAATTTACAAACGAAGACGAGTCTAGTACATTTAATACAAAGTCTCGCCATCCGGAATCTAGGGATGCGCCAGAACCTTCAAGACCTAGTAGTACAAGACTATAGACCTCATCGAAGTTGTAGTTGATTTTCTCGCCTGCTTGACGGAGAGTATCACCTGTTCCGTCATTACCCGCAGTACCAAGAAATAATGTTTGTTTTGGCATTATTCACTAATCCTAAAATTCTATTGTTCTATTTATACACTACTACGTAGATGAGTTTTCACTTTCACGTACAGCATCCATTGTTTCATATTCGGTAGACATCACCAGCGTATCGTCATCTAATGTAGGAGAATTCTGGTCAGTGACATCACCTAATGTAGTAAATTCATCGTTTAGTACACCCAGAGGTACATCGGCATATCTATCCAATATTTCAGTGCTACCTGTCTCTATGCCATTAGGGTCATTCATCACTAACGTGTTGTATCCCACTGTGGTCATCATAGGAGCCGCCAAACCTTCTACTTGAATTCCAAATTCAACGACTTCTAACGGGTCGGTGGTAAGTCCTGCTCTACGACCTGTAGTCGCATCACCTACTGTCACAACATCGGCAGATATATAGAATCCTGCGGGATGTGCGAAGCGAGTGTACAATCCATCATAGTCTACTTTAGATAGACCTGTTTTCAAAAGAATTGAGAATATCTGATATCGTTTATCATCTTGAATATATTTTTGTGATTCATACCCTATTTCGGATTCACCTACAATAAATATATTATTTTTTGGATATTGTATATCAATACTTTCATTAAAGAACGCACGGAAGAATTGTTCAACCGATATCTGTGTACCTTTAGACCTATAAAAGTCAGCAAGGAGTCTGGCCATCAACCTAGGATTCTGAAAGAATGATGCTGACTGAAGACCATTACCTATCTCATTAATAATCTTATCTAAGTTATCTAATGATGCGCTTTGAATATTACGGACTTTAAATAAGTCGTGTATCTCTGACACAAAACTATCAGTATCATTGGCGTCCGAATATTCATAATACGCTTCTAAGAACTCTATAAGTTTAGGATATTCTTGCGCAAAAAATTCCGGTAAGATGGTCTTTACAGCACTCTTATGGAACCCCACTACTCTTCTATGTTGGTCGGTTCTTATATTCGCCATTATAATACACTTCTGGTCGTTTGATAATCAATGATGGCCTTTGTGAAAGACTTATCATTATCAATGTCGATTATGTAGTTCCGCAACGGTCTTAATGTGCTTTGATTGGCAGGTAACGCTGAAACTTTCAGGGCAGTACCAGAATACTCACTGGTAGAACTAAACTTGATACCTAAGATGCTTATTGTACCTAATGCTGAGTTATATGAACCCACGTTACTTAGACGCACATTACCAGTTAAATCGAATATCTGTAATGTGGTAGAACCTAACTTGTTCTTAATAGTACAGTTTACACCGTTATATTTGAATATTGATGTTGTGATAACATGTTCTCTGTCATCAGGTTCGCTAAGTGCGAACGGAAAGTTGACTTTAAACTCTTGGTTCAATTCAACTGGAGAACCACCAGACTGTTCCAATAAGTCTGTGAGCATCTCGTCTAGTTCAATACGTTGTTGTCCTTTGACGGTCATCTTAGAGTTCAATATAGCAGGACTCAATGTGTCAATTATAGACAATAAGTTAGAACGACGAAATACTGAATCAAATGTACTTAATTCCCGTCTAGCATATGCTGCGATAGTGTCTCTCACCTGAACCTCTAAAGATTCTGGGGTCAGTTCTGTTTGCGATGGGTCAAAGTTAAAGTTTGTAAGCAATTCTAGATATGTATATTGAGGGTTGACAAATTCAGTGTCAATTGACATAATAGAAAGATTGGATGTCAAGTCGTTTTTTATCGACGACTGTATCGTATTAATAAAAACATCGCTAAGACCTTCCTTAAAGTTTAATGATACAAATACTTTACCATATTGTGGGGGTATATTCTCATTACCTCCCCACGCGACAGCATCTTCCACATATTTACCATAGTTAGATATAATCAATGAATGATAATCTTCCGCAGTAACTAACCGTTGTTGCGTGGCGAATGCGCGGGGAGCATTAAGTTTAATTGACGCTATACTCTCTTTCTCAGCACCACCTGAAGATTCAACTACAGTCGACACATTTAATTGTGCGCCATTGATTGATGGTGAGAAAAACTGTGTCGCTCCATTCGCCTGATCAGCAGATGGTGATATATATCGCACTACGATTTTATTACCCGCCTGAGGGGTCTTACCTAATATGTTACCGTCACTGAAGAATATTTCGTATTGTCCATTCGCGGCTTCATTCACTATATACACCGTAGAATCATCGGTGATAGTTGCTACATTATCAATGTTACTATACACAACATGGTCTATAGTATTAAAGTTATCATAAACTTCAACTAACATAGTCGATGTGTCGATAGTGTCATCAGGTATGACGTATACTTGACTATCCGACTTAGGGCCTACGAAGAATGTCTTAACTTTAGTCTTACCTTCAACTATAAGAATATCCGGTGATAGGTCACTTCCGGTGAAAACATAAGTTCCGTCATTATTGGTTGCGGTATAACTTTTTGTAGTTCTGAACACATAATTAACACCATCAGCATCACCAGTGAATTCCCATCCCGCTGGGATAGTTATATTTTCAGGGCCGTCCTGAAGTGTTGCAGTAACATTAATTGTTGCGGTTGACGCAGTACGTGACGCTGGTGTATAACCCAATGTCTCTGCGTGACCTACTACCGAAGAACGTAATTGAGCACTACTTAAAAATGATTCGTTGATTGCTAAGTTGGCAGTAAGGCCATTAATATGTGTATTGTACGCTAACACATCTAAGATGTTAGATAACCCACTCGCCTCAAAGTTGTAATCAGCGAATTCTTCTTTCTGCATCAATGCTGTTTTTAGACTAGCCTTAATATTCGAAAAATCTAAGTCAGAAGTTTTGATATTCATTATCTTATCCTTGCTATAGTAACGTTCAATGTTACTGTTTCTAATGTATTAACGAGTTGAAATACCACAGCAATATTAACTGAGTTATTATTTGAGTTTAAGTCGACCTTGACACCATTAACGATGGCGCGGGGTTCATGTTTACCGATTGCGTGTTTAATCTTATTAGAAACATCGCTAGCCTCTAATTCAGTGTCAAGAGAAAATAACATTTGCTGTATATTACCACCAAATCTAGACCTGAATGGTCGTTCCCTATTATTCGTCATGATAAGATTCTTTATTGACTGTTTAACCGCAGCAGCATCAGTCTTTTTGTAGATATCACCCGACGATTTCGGTTCAAACGAACAATCTATATCCGTGTGTACACGCTTCACTGAGGATACCAGTGACGTGTTTAATAAGTTACCGTCTTCTATTGAAAATGCTTTTGCCATTGTTATCTCAAACTCTTTTTATTCTATTTATATAGGTTATGCTATACTAGGTTCAGGTAATTTGATTTTAGGTAAGTTTAATTCAATGCTAGTGGGGATTCCTATTATTGCTAACACTTCACAGAAGTCTATTGTCAGCAAATCTAATATCTTACCTAAACCAATTTTATCTAAGAACTTTTTAATCTTTTTTATCCATATTAATATCAATTCCTTTTGCCATTGGGATACCCAATCCTGTGCTGCCTTAACTAGTTCGCGTATCTTGTCTTCTGCCATGGTAACAGATTCGTCAATTTCTCCGATGATGTCGACTAACCTGTACCCGAACAATTCTATGTTCTCTAATTCCTTAATGACTATACTGTATACAGCACCTTGAACATCGAATTCACTATTGGCAAATTCATCAAGGTCATCTTGTATGCGCTTTACCTCTTCTTCAGCTTTTGCCTTAATTCTTGCCATTTCCTCTTTGATAAACGCACCGACATCAAAATTGAGTAGGTCAGGTATTGGTGGTAATCCTAATGCGTCCCATATGGATTTAAACTTCTTAATAAGTTTTGCGAACATCTTTAACAATAACCCAGACAAACCATTAACTATTTCGGTTTTGATATAGTCCCAAGTGAGTTTGGTTCTCCATTCAGCACAATCCACACCCCATTCACCTTCCCAAAAACGGAGTGGTTCCGGTATCATATTGTAAATATCATCACCTTTCTCAGCGATTTGTAACATTATATTTTGTTGTTCTTCTTTATCTAATATCTTGAGTAGGTTTATTGTGATACCCAACACATTGATATTGAAGTCTACTGGAATTATTTTGTTAATCAGTTCTAATATTTTGACTGGAATGTATATGTGAAATTCCGCAATGAGTTCACCCCATGCGTCTTTAATTTCTTTCTGCCAGTTACGAACAGAACCCTTCTTCCAATAAGGAGACATGAGTTTTGATAACTTGTCTATAAAATCATTAACCGTTTTGATAACATCTTGTATCTGAGCAACAACATCATCTGCTAGTTGTCCCGCATATGTTACAAGATACGCCTCAAGTTCACTGGGTATCTTTGCTATATCATCAAAGAACTGAACGAACTCACCCTTTCGAGGTAACAGTTCACCACTGGTACACGGTAGTTTTAATTTTATTTCAGGCAACTGGTATGCTGACATTATGAATTCAACTTTATGACTGGAGCGCTAACAGTTACTGATTGTCCTGCTTTTAAATTAACCGAACCAGTCACGTTGATTGTGACATCACCCATCACCGTAAGGGTATCATTTTTTTGAATAACAGTGACACGAGAACCGTCTGCTTGTAGTTCATAGTGTGTCCCCGATTTATGATGTTCTTTGATACGTTCCTCACCCTCGGTGTCATCATACTCTTTATAATGTCCACTCTCGGTCGCGTATACTTTATTATATGGGTAGTTCGCTTTTGTTCTTTCGTGCGCGTCACCTTCTTTAGGAATAGTACCTATTACCAAAGGTAACTGAGATGACTGCCCGTCCATGAATACGCCGAATACCTGAGTACCCACAAGGATCCCCAAGTTCTGACCTTTACCTTCATGGATACCCTGAGTAACAGGTACAATTATCTGTGCCCAAGGTAAGTCCTCGTCGGCTATATCATCATATACACCAAACACCTTGACTTTAACCCTTCCTAGTTTAAGAGGGTCATTTTTATTATCTACAACTTGACCAATAAACCATCTTGTCTGGTCACCATAAAAATCTGAAAAACTACGTGGAATCATTTATACATCACTATTATCTAATTTAACACCCGTGAACGTGATACTATACAATTCTGGTTTGAATGAATGTTTCGCTGAGAATAATAAGTAATCACCCGATTTCTTACTATCAAAAGGATTCTCTTCATTTTCACTGTTACTTAAAAATCTAAGTCTCAATTTTCTACCTACAGTATTATACCTATCACTACTAAAAAAATCTACACCATTGACTACGAACGTCAATGGCGATTTCTTGACCAAAGATACCATAGCACGACCTGCTACATCTAATCTATACTTACCTTCACTAACACGTTCTGAAAACGTCTGATAATCTTCATACGCTGAGGTACCACCAATCTGAGAAGTGATACGACTCTCGATAATGTTATATGGTTTACCGTCTAATTTATAATCTTCAGTGTACAGTGGTTTACCGGTCACAATGCCACTAGCCTTCATTTTAGCGATGACATCTTTTACTACATCAAACTTAACATCGACTTCGGTGTTCTTGGTCACATTGAAATATTGATGTTTACTACCTATGTGTCCTGCGTCAATAATACTGAAAAGGTCTTCTGTCTTAGAATACTTGTAACTTAACATTTTACGACGTTTAGTAACCTGATTACCATCAACGGCGTTATCAGATTCGGAATAGGTATATGGCGCCTTAGGGTTCATTGGAACTGCGGTCATCATCGATTCTAAATCGTGGAATATCAGTGCGTTCTGTTGTAAGGGGGAGAACAAATAATATGGGTACCCGTCCTGAGTGGTTGTCTTATTTTTAATCCAATTCAAGGCATTCAAAGGAGTCAGGTTAGGAATAATAACTCTCATCTCGTGAGCGTCCTTAGAACTAGATTGAAACTCTCTCCCGAGTATGGCAGAAATATTAGCACAAATCTTTGTTCCCGTACCTTTGTATGCTTTGTTAACGTTAATCAAGTTAGATTCGAATGCGATATCTTCTAATATATGACAAATGATGTATTCATTAGTATCATTAACTTTATCACTTGATATTATCTTGTCTATATAAAATATCTTTTTAATGTTCGCGCCATCTGTTTGGCTTGACGCAAAAGTAATTTCTAATTTTTCACCACCACCAAAGTCAACGGAACCTAACAAATCGGTAGAATCCATAAATCCGATTACACCAGTTAAGTACGGTTTCTCTATATGCTCATATATGTCTATATCACTAACGGTATTAGTAATATTAAGTGGTACCGATATCTTGTCCGACGATAGAATTACCGTCCACTGGACATCAGTAATTTGTTCTACAGCACTAGGAGATACCGAACTCATTGACTTTTCACCGCGTCACGGAACGCCTTAACGACAGTATTGACGTTAGCGGGTCGCAATACGCGTATCTTACGTAACGCATCGTTCTGTTGTACATAATGTATAGTATTGGTCACAGGGGTAACCAAGTCACTAATGACTGAATATGGGTCTATATCAACAACTTCACCGTCACCATCTACATAGTGGTGGGGTGCGTTGTATTCAGCAACTGCTGCTGTCAATTCCATAGTTAGTAGACCTGAAAGTGTCTGTCCATTTATGCTAGTTTTACCGATAAAGGAACCTTCTCTCACCTCAATGGTAAGTTGACCCAAGTCTAAGTCTCTATGTACAACAGTACCTACCGGAATGATTTCATCCTGAGAGTTTATATATGAATAGACCTCTTGACCTANATTAAATTTAAGGTACAGTTCAGGGTCGCGTGTAATCAAAATTTCATTATTAAAATCTTCTAAAATTTTAGAAGTCAAATCNTTATTTGATAATGGCCAACCACTCTGGCGGATATTATCATTCATTAAATATAGNACCCAATGTAATTCTGGATTACCATACAATGTATCTGCGACATGGTCTGGACGTTCACCGTCTCTAATATAATAATCTTGATAGAATGCGGCTGCCTCTTTTACTTCATCTAAAATATCAGCATATGCGGATAAGTTCTGAGTGAGTACCCGTTCCGAACCCCCACCATATTGATAAAATGTTTTTGGAAATGCTTTGAAATACGACATTAAAAACCATCCTCGATATCTTTTCTTGATAGAGTTCGTTCTTCCATGAAGTCCAGTGCTACATCAATTTCTACCGGTTTACCGTCTTCATGGAAAGCCATTGTGGACGGATTGTAGTTAGTTGAAACACTCCGTAGATAACAATACTTCATCTTGGTACCTACATTGACGCCATCTGTTCCTTCGACATTTCTACCGTAATATTTAATTTCTATATTAAACAGTTCAGGATATTTGAAACCCAAACTGATATCACCCGCAACTTCAATGGCCTCTGGATAAGCATGATATCTAAATTTCTTGATAATTTTTTCTACCATATCAGCCTCGGCCTTACTCTTAGGTAAAAACTTAAACTGAAATTGAAACTCTCTCATGTTCACCCCTTTAAACATTGCGCGTTTATTAGGGTTGACCGTTACCGCAGCAGCAATACTTACTGCGCTCCCAATTTCGGTTGGTGCTTTTGACATTACTCGTACCGCAGCAAGACTTGCCAAATCTCCGGTAGGTGCGCCAGATGCGAAGTCACCTAAAGATTTTAATCCACTCATCAAACCTTGTGCAAGAGCACCTACCGCAGATTTACCACTATTAATAGCACCTAGCGCAACAGCACCCGACACTCCCAATTCAACATCACCGTACGTTAACGAGTCTCTCACCGAATATGATACAGGTAGGTACAATTTAATGTATTGGTCTAATGGATTATCATCACGACCTTTAAAACTGACTTCGGAAGTAGCAGCCTCTGGTTGCTTTGTCGCAACGACTTCNNTAGCTCGGTCACTTGACCCACCAAACAATTCATTGATTTTCCCACCTACAGTTTCTTTGACAGAATCCCAAACACTAGATGGCGAAACATCAGGGTCACTAGCCACAGCTGCTGCAGCATTGGTTACCTTTTCAACAGCATCACGTAAATTTTTGTCTAACCCTGATATTTCAGCAGGATCGATTTTTACTAGTTGAAAAGACACCTGTGCGCCATAACGTCGGTCACCACTACTTGTTTGGTCTTCTAATGGATAATGAAGAGTGGTTATAGCTTTCTCTTTCATAGTCCCCGCATTACTAGTTTTTTCTACAGTCTCCGCGACTGNCTCGGCTGCTGTTTGTGATACACTCATTGAGTAACCTTTAGTATAAATATGTTTTATGTATTTATACCAGAAATTAAAATGAAAACATATAAAGGTCGTTTTAAACCTCAACATACCAGTAAATACGCAGGTGATGCGGACAATGTGGTATATCGTAGTATGTGGGAACGCCATGTAATGAAGTGGTGTGACATGAATCCCGACGTAGTTCAATGGATGTCCGAGGAATTAGTTATACCTTATATTTGCGAAACTGATAATAAACCGCATAGATACTTCACTGACTTTGTTATAAAATATAAATCAGGTAGGATTGTCATTGTAGAAGTCAAACCCCACAAAGAAACTCTGAGACCTGAACGTAAACAGGGTAAGACTAGACGCACCATACTGAATGAGGGTATGACATACATCAAGAACCAGTCTAAGTGGAAGGCCGCTAAGAAGTATGCGGACGACCGTGGATATCACTTCGAGATATGGACAGAGAAGGAATTGACCGCAATGGGTATCATGCCCAAGTCTACGCAACGTATGCGTACCAAGAAACCTCTGAAAAAATTAACACCCTTTCGCAAGAAAAAGAAATAATTCCTGTATAAATAGTATTAATCGATTTTATAATCGTATAATAACAGGAACTTTATGTCTAACGTATTTAACAGACTAGAACTACAAGCATTCCGTGCTGGTATCACACCACGCACAAAGGAGTCTCGTGCGTGGTTCCAAAATAAAATCAAAAATCTCCGTAGCATCAACCGTGAACAGTTGATGAAGGAAGAACCGTTAAAACAAGTAAGCACTGAAATTGTCGGTAGTATGTACATGTTCTTCTACGACCCCAAACATAAAAAGACCTTACCGTATTATGATACGTTTCCATTAGTAATTGTAATTGGGCCTGCTGAAGGCGGATTCTTAGGATTGAACCTTCATTATCTTCCCCCCATACTACGCGCTAAGATGTTGGATGGATTGATGGAAATTACCAGTAATAATAAGTTCAACAGCACCACGCGATTCAAGTTAACATATGAGTTACTCGCCAAGGCGTCTAAGTTGAAGTATTTCAAACCGTGTCTAAAACATTATTTGAATGAACAGGTACAAAGTAAGTTTGCGTTGGTTCCTGCTCCAGAGTGGGAAATAGCAACGTTTTTACCAACAGCGAACTTCCGTAAGGCGAACTCTAAGAAAGTCTATGCGGACTCTAAAAAAATGATAGGTGGATAATCAATGGCATCAATAGAAGAATTAAAAAGTAGAATAATATCNAAGAATGGTATGGCGATGTCTAATCAGTTCATGGTTACTTTACCACCTCTCGCGGGTGCGGGTGCGCGTACAATGAATGTACTGTGTAAGGCGGTAACTATGCCGGGGAAACAAATAACCACGTTAGACCGTGCTGTAGGTATCCACAATGAAAAAATTGTAAGTGGTTATTTAGTAGATGATGTTTCCATGACGTTTTATGTTTTGAATGACTATGGTGTTAAGAAATACTTTGATACTTGGAAACAGTTAATGGTAGGTGACCAAATATCTAGAGGCAAGACAAAGGAAGTTCCTGCCGAGGAAAGTGAGAAAGAAACAGGAGCTGATGGTGAAAAGAAAGAAACTAAGTCAGTNCCCGATGGTTTGGATGTTGGTGAAGTGGGATATAAATCTAATTACGCTAAACCCGTTAAAATTCATCAACTGAGTAAACCACAAGCGAGATTTGGTTTTGATATAGGGCCATTGGATTTGAATCTGGACATAGGTGGAACATCCATATATACAGTGGAACTAATAGATGCGTTCCCTACATCTATGGGTGCNATAGAACTAACAAACGACGCAGATGGTTTAGTAGAACTCACAGTACAGTTATCGTTTACTGACTGGAAAGTAGTAGAAGATAAACGTCCATTATTGGCGGGGTCAGTAGGACTCAATCTAGGCGGACTAATTTAATTTAATAATTATTATATAATATAGGATAGATAATGGCTTTACCAAAACTGAATGCTACACCGACATATGAATTGACAATACCTTCGACCGGACAAAAGGTTACATACCGTCCGTTCGTGGTTAAGGAACAAAAAACTTTACTGATTGCGTTAGAGACCCAAGATAGAAACGGTTTACTACGGGCAATCAGTAGAACAATACATGCGTGTATTGAACAACCACTTGATGCCGCACTATCGACATTTGATGTAGATTATGCGTTTACTCAGATTCGTTCTAAATCAGTGGGCGAGTCTACTAAAATAGTATTACCGTGTTCAGCTTGTTCTGAAAACAACGAATTAGATGTTGACCTCACAGACATAAAAGTCGAAGGGGATGTACGACCTACTATTATCAAATTAACAGATGATATTAGTGTAAAAATGCGTTACCCCGCATATGAGGAATTAATTGATAATCCTAATATGTTAGAGGGTACCAGTGTAACACAATCGATAATTGAATTGTTAGTCTTATGTATGGACAGTGTCCACACAGAAGAAGAGCGATACTCATTACGAGATGAGACACGAGAAGAGACTATTAACTTTATTGAGTCAATGAATCCTGCTCAGTTCGAACAACTAGCAGACTTTATTAATAATATTCCAAGTATCCAGAAGGACTTAGAGTTTAAATGCACATCGTGCGGGGAGACTACTAATAGAGTTCTACAGGGGATGGATGATTTTTTTTAGTAAACCTCTCTCATGATACTTTGGCTAACTACTATCAAGTAAACTTCCAATTATTGAATAACTTTAATTATTCTCTGGACGAAATAGAAAGTATGTTGCCTTGGGAGAGGGAGATTTATTTGACTATGTTAATAGACGATATAAAAGAAAAGACTGAAAGGTCTAGAAATAAAGGTTAACAAAAAATGTCATTATCACAAATAGTCGAAAAGTTGCATGAGTCTAATTATATTGCTGCTGATACTAATGAAATTGTAGGCAAAATAGAAAAACATCTCGAAGCGCGTCGGATAATAGATGAACAGGCCGCGTTAGATGATTTGGAATCGAGTAGTGAATCGCGTCAAAACTCTCCGACTAACAATAACCGCCCAGGAGCACCGGCACCCGGCAGAGGAAATAGTAAATTCTCTGAGAAAATGGGTGACGCGTTGTCGGGCGGTATTTCTATTGGTGCTAAAGGTCTCGGTATCGCTACGGGTCTCGGTGCCTTAGGTTTTGGTATTGGCGCATTCTTTACGGGGTTAGCCGCTGGGGACAAAGCACAAGAACTGATTGGTGCTGACATGCAGACCACCAAAAAGAATATGATTACACTAGGTCAAGCATTCGCGGAGACCCCCACAGAGGGTCTTATAAAAATGGGAATTGCCGCGGGAATTGGTGCCAAGTTTGGTAGTATCAAAGGTGCCCTTGGTATGACATTTTTTGGTGCGGGTCTTGGTGGTTTCTTCGCGGGTCTTGCGTTAGGTGATAAAGGTGCTGAACTTCTTAAAGTAAGTGGTTCTGGTCTCACTACCATGATGGTATCTTTCGCTGAAGGTTTAAACGCATTCAGCGGCAAATCATTGGTTGCTTTTGGGGGACTTGTCGCGTTGGCAGCGTCTCCATTCGGTGCGAAAGCGTCATTCATGCTTCCCTTATTAGGTGTTGGTGTGGCAGGATTCTTTGGTGCCATTGCGGGTATCGGTGACCTTTTGGCTAAGGGTGGGATAACCGGTGAAGGTATGAAGACCATGATGGTCAACTTAGCAGAAGGATTAAATCCACTAGGAGAACTAGATGGTGTGAACCTGCTTGCTGTAGGTGCCGCTATGACTGCGATTGGTGTTGGTATGGTAGCATTATTGGGCGGTAAAGGACTATCTGCCATAGGGGATGCTATAGGTAAAATTTTCGGTTCGGATGAAGATGAGGATGTTTTTACAAAAACTGCTAAGTCTCTAAGAAAGTTAGAGGGTATTGACGCAAGTAGATTCACAGGAATTGATAGTGTCGCTAACTCCATATCGGGTCTTACCTCGGCAATCAACAGTATGAACGACCTTGATATTGATGTGGGTGATATTGAAGATGAGATGGAGAAATTCGCAAAATCTATTGCGGGTAGTATGGTAATTTTCAACTCAATGTGGAACGGTGGTAAAATCGGTGAAGGTTGGATGGATGGGATTAGTGAGATAGATTTTGGTGTAGGTTTGAAAGATTTACCTATAGATAAAATCAGTTCTAAAATCTCTGTGATGACTANTGGTNTAAAGGATGGTTTCCAATCGGTCACTGGGGGTGGTGAAGAATCTACCCCNGCAGCAAGTGTATCACCAGTAAAGAAATCTACGACTTTAGGTAAGGCAGAGAGTCTGGCTCAGGTTCAGAGAGCAAATATGGAAATGGTTGATTTTGTTGG